ATGTGTTGTTGATAACGCGGAAAACCAACGAAAGCCGCGGACAATGCTAAGAACTCTACAGAGAAACGTCAACTGTGATCAATGACTCGAATGATGTGTCCCATAACGCCCGTGGTATTTTCGGTGCGAGTGTTATGGCACTATCCTTGTCCCGAGAGTTGCGGCGACCGTTGACTCGTTTGAACCCGAGTATTCCGTCGCACACACTCATGTAACAATCCACTAGGTCTTCTTCCCAGATTCCGTAGACACCCTGTAAGAAAGACCCGAATAGGTCGGGATCAATTGTCCGAGCTTCGATTGTCATTGTCCTTAGTTCCTCTGCAGTGTACTTGTACGCCATGGCCTGGTTCCTCATGTCCAAATGTGGCGATGGCGACAACTGTTCGGCTGTTGCAAGCAGGAGAGTTCGAATGGAGGCGATGTGGCGATGCTCGTATGCAGCTGAGAGCAATTTCCCAGCCATGTAATCTTCATCTGTGACCGCGCTGTTGTAATTACAGCGCACCGGTAACTTGCTCACCACACGTCCAAAGGATGGTACGGGGAATGTTCTGTTAAGTCCTGAAACGAAGCGTTTGCGTAAGAACACCGCTTGATCTCTCTTCTCTACGATCTTGGGTTCCGCTTTCATTCCAATACTATCCGCCACGGTCCGCATGCCTTCACGTGCATCCTTGCGGCTCTGTTCCGTGTACGTTAAATTATCATCTCCGTAAACCAGGGTGGTACTCTTCGTGATGCCTGCATGCTTCAAGCCTGCAAGGCTCACACAGGAATTTACGTACCCGTTACCAGTGGTCGTGGTCACTTCACCCGACCACCGCTGCCCAGTGACCTTGCCTTTCAACCCATACCGTGTAAACACTTGCACGCTGGTGTTGGAAGCAAACTCACGAACGAACCACCCTGGAGCGCCCAGTTTGTAGTAAAACATGGACTCCCATTTCCTGATGCCAGCCGGTTGGCTGCCGTCATTGTTCTTGAAATCATTCTCAAAGGCTTCACCGGGGGTGTGATGCACTAAATCTGCTATCTCGTCTGCGGTCAGCCCCACGCAATAAAGGACTTGTCTCCCTTTGTTCTTGGGATTCATGCGTGAAAGCTCTTCCACAATACGACGAGACAAATGATACACAACGGCACCCATTACAAGATTGTACATGTCGCCTCCTTGGTAGACGACACGTGGCTGGGCGCCATCGTGTTTGAGCAAAGCCTCAGATTTAGCGAAAACAACTTTGTCTGTGTACCCAGGCAAAGTGAAGTCCTGCGAGTCGAGCAGCGCGCTCAACCGCTCCCGCTTTTGTCCGCTCATCTCGTCGAGATAAGCGCATATCATCTCACGGTCGAGTCGGATTTCCTCACGCTCGTGGATCTTGTCCATAAGCATATGGTGAC